GGGCGTTCTAAGAAAAATCATAAACAGTTGTAGCGTTTCGCTCTTGTTGATTTTGTCTTGGCCCCCAATTATTGTATATATAGTGTTTAGTCGAGTGTGAGAGGGATATTAGAGTTAATACCTGATGTGTCTGGTATTATTGAACTTCCGTTTTCCATGTGCTCTAGATAGCTTTGCAGTCTTTTATTTTCTGCTTTTAGTTGTTTAATCTGGAATCTTGGTTGTTCTTCTATTAGTTTTGGGTTTAAATTGTACGTTTTGTAGATCCTTTTAGTTTTTAGTTGATCTATTGTTAAGGGGGAGGGCAGTTGCTTTCCTTTACATTCATAGAATTTTGAATTCTTTTTGAATGCATTCCCTACTTTAGAATCTTCTTCAACTAACTGATATAAGTCGTCTAAGGAATAATTAGAATCGAATAGTAAATTAATACATTCTTTTCCTACTGTCGCTTCATAGCGTTCAGTATCTAAATTCTTTTCAGGACTTGTACCAGGTATAGGTAATCTACTTTCAGCCAATAATCGTGTTTTCCATGGTAATTTTGTGCTCATTTGAATTGGATGATCTTTTTTCCAGTTGATTAAAACTAGGTGTGCAAGACGTAAGTCTTTCTCACTTGGTTTATGTTCTTCTGTTATAGGTAATTCTAATCCTCCGAGCCACATTGGTAAAAACCACGGTACCCTTGTCTTTTCTAATAGTTCTCTATTATAGTTAATAAATTGTTGATAGACAGGAATTCTTAGTTCAACAGGACATATGTCTAATAGGTAATTTGCTCTTGCTGAAATATTTTCCAGTGGATCATCTTGGTCGCCGAGAGAGGTTAAAGCCTCGCTTCGTTTTGCACCCCGGATTAATCCTTGGTTTATATATTTAGTTTGAGTATATGGGCATCTACGTAGGGAAATTTCCCCCTTCTTGTTGATTATTTCTATTTCCTTTGTTGACTCAGGATCGTATTGAAAGGTTGCAGAGTTCATCTCTACAAAACATTTACTTGTAAATGTCTTTCCAATTGATTCGTAAAGTCCAAAGTGTTTAGTTATTTTCTTCCAGAAGTTGTAGATACTTTTATCTGATTTAATAGCCACGTCGTCACCATTTATAGTGCCTCGTAGCTGATCTAGTGTTAGCGGTTTATTTTCTGCTAATTCTGCTGACCATCGTGATCCTGCTGCATTTGCAATGCACAGGAAGATAAAACTCATAATACTACCCATTAACTGTGAATTTTGTTGTTCTTTGAATTCTTTTTTGTTGTCTGGATTTTGGATTCTATGTTTGGTTAGTGCTTCTATCATTAGTTGCTTTTCTTCTTCTTTTAATTTCAGTACTATTGCAGTTTCATCTGCAATAATTTCTGAAACAAATGAGTAAATCTCATTTGTCGCATCTCGATAATCTCCAGATAAAAATATTTCATGTTCAGCTAGGTTTGATCCTAGTGCATTCAATATTTCTTCTTCTGTTATGATTGTTCCGATGAGTTTAAAAGTTTTTAGTGATCGCATTCTAGTGTGAATGAACTTCCATATAGATCTAAGAACCGTTTGTCTGAATGGATTGTGAGTTGAAATTACTCTTGCTTTGTTACCTTCGGCGAGGCCAACCAGTTTTACTGTGTTGTCTTCTTTAAGTGCTTTAAATAGCAGCCGTAGCCACAAATGCTCGAAATTTTCCTCAAAATCTTTTTCGTCAATGACAACAAATTGTCTATCTCTATTTTCTTTCCTCTCTTCTTCTTGACTTATAGTTTGTGTAATTTTTAAGTGTCCACCTGGGGTCCTAAGTCCTTTTAATAGGTCTGGGTCGTCTAATATTGAACCAACTGCTCCTGCATTAATTCTATTATTAATGTAGTTTGCACTAGTTGATGGGAAGAATGGTTTGATTCTATCTGCGTATGTGAAGGGAATATATTCATGAATTTTATTGGTATTTTTATCAGTATTTTTGAATATTTCGCGCACAGTACGTCTTAGCTGTAATTCTACAGTTATCTGAGAAGCAGTTAATTCTACTTTCTCATGATAGTTTTCTATATCATTCCAATCATCAACTAATAGTTCAGCTTTAGGTAAGCTTCTCTTTGTTGTTAATTTTTCAAAGGTTTCAGTCTTCGCTTGGTTGACAAATTTTGTATCTGGACGTGGCATTGCTATTTTAGCATGGCTTAAAGTTGCTAAGAATTCGAATTTTTTATTCTCGTTCTGCAAAAAGCTGTGTTGCCACCGATATGCTCGCCCTCCTATTAAAATATTTGGTAAATCTTTTATTTTAGTAAAGGGGGATGGAGGAAGTGTTTTTTGTCCTAGATGAAAAGCTCTATAGGCTGCAAGTTTATACTTTGCTAGCTTTATATAGTTTCCATCTAATTCAATTGCCATTTCCTCCCAGTGTTTGAGCGTATTCGTTAGATCCATGTCTTTGGCTTCAAAACCAAAGAAAACAAAATCTTCTAAAATTACTTCTACTATACTATATACATTTCGTTTTATACTTTCAGTTAGTATAAATGGAGTTACTTCTACCATGGGCGGTGATGATGTGCTATCTACTGCGGTTGTGTTTGTTTGTTTCATCTCGG